TTGAAGGCGTGATACGATCACGTCCTGTGCGAGCCGGCTGTGAACCGAGCTCGGTGCTGAGTGCAGTACTATTGATTTCATATGCATTTATTGGTTATTGGTTATTGGTTATTGGTTATTGGTTATTGGATGCGTAGGTTATTTTTTAGTACAATTAGTGCTTCGCTGTAGACCTCGTCGAATAGTTCCTGTGCTTCTTCGGTGAAGACTTCATCTCCTTGATCGTCGATCTCGATAGCGAGCCATTCGCCGATTCTGCGTTCAACCTCATTCTCGGCGATTTCGGTGGCGATTTTGATTATTATTTCATTCTTGTTCATATGCATTTATTGGTTAGTATTGGTGAGAGTAGTGAATTCGGTCGTAAACGTCCGAAGGTAGGTTGACCCTGTAATCACCGTCATGATTGAAATCACGGTAGGCGTCAAGGAGTTCAAGTACTTCACGGATACCGTCCTCGTGGAAGGTTTCCGAAGTTTTTTGGGAGTCCAATGTTGACATGTTTTTCATGGCCGGTATTCCTTAAGGAACCCCCTACCCCATAAGGGCTCTCTCTTGCCCCTGTAGGGGGCAAAGAGAAGGCCGTAAGGAACAGAAGGAACCTTAAGGAATGATGGTTAATGGTTCATGTTTTTCCCTAGTTTAGTTCAGTTTGCCGCTCTTTTTGGAATAGAATGCACCCTCATAATAGTGATAGCGAGCGTGTATATAATATCGATCCGCCCCACGCACTTTGCGAGCCGTGTAGTGCGGTCGAGTATATTCCCCATGTGACAGGTGGTAGATGATTTGATCCAAGTCATTAATTGCGTCTTGCGCCGATTTGCGTGTTTTGTATACTTTCATTGTGTTTTGTTTTGTTTTATTCTCTGCTGGAAACATTTTTCGCTTCCACGCCCACCAGACGTTGCGTTTCATGTCGATTGTAACCCTCACCATGTCGTCACTTTGATCTATTCTATGAGGATTACTCCTATATGTGTTCTCAGACACTAGCACCTTCTTGGGCAGAGAACAAGTCGAGTCAGTCAATGCCTTACTCGCTGGCTTCGTTGTTGCGTTTTGATATTTTTCATTCATAGTCGTTATTTGGGTTATTGGTTTTCGTCGGCATTACTGCTCTCAGCGTTATAGGCTGATTATTAGAGTACCTCTCCGTCCTCGGAAAGGATACCTTGCTGGATTAGGTCACGTGCAGTGCGCTGGTAGTGCCCCTGCATGGCGTTAATGAACCCCGTCGAGACGAGCTCGCCGAAGAAGTGAATGATATCGTCATGCGACATTTCGCCGGACTCGTATTGGATGATTGCGTCGATCATATGTGTGTGTATTTATTGGTTAATATTGAGCCCGTCATCGGGCACCCAGAAAGCCCGTGGCTCCCTAAGGTGCTCACGGGCTGTTGACTAGGCGTTCGCCTCGATTTGGACTAAGCGGTCGAGCACCTCGTATTCGAGCTGCTCCCAGACTTTGACGTACTCGCCGATCTTATCCAGCGGTATCTCGTAGCCGTCCTTAATCTGTTCGGCCTGCATGGATTGTATCCAGCCATCGGCACCCTTGTTGGGCTGCACTCGGCCAGCTTCGACCAGCTCGGCCAATGATAGGCCAGTCCAGTTCTTACGATTGAGAACGTCGTCGACGGAGGGTAGTTTAATTTTCATGTGTGCGATTGGTTATTGGTTGTGCGGATGGTTTGCGTCTGCCCAGTCTTCGATCTCGTCGATGATTCGATCGGGAACCTTCAGTTCCATTTCTGAGCTGTTATCGAGAGTCCCCGTTTGTGCTAGCCTAGCTAGGCTACCGCTATAATCGCCCTTCTCGACCCAGCACTGTGTGATTGGATCTTCGGACAGGTCGATTTCGAGTTCAACGTCGTAGCCTTTGATGGTGGTGTGGATGGTTTTCATATATGTGTGTATTGATTGGTTATTGGTTGCCAGCAGGGTGCTGACACCACGAAAGCCCGCACCGGACTGGCCGGATACGGGCTGCTTGTGGTTCGTCAAAACGGGACGCTTTCGTCATTCTCGTCCACCCAGAGGAAAGGGCGAGTCGAGCACCCGTGCACCGGAGGTAGCTTTGCTTTGATGGCTTGCACCTCGGCCTTCGCCGCTTGGATCCCACCGGATAGGCGGTTGAGCTGATCACCGGCACCGACCCATGCATCTCCATATCGGGCAATCTCGCCGGAGTATTCCGCATGAATCTCGCCGTATTGATCACCGAGTGACTCGTAGTGTTCAATGGCGGCTTCGAGTTGAGATTCGAGGTTTTTGATTTCGTCAATTTTCATAGTGTATATGTGTGTGATTGGTGGTCTGCGATTTAACGGGCTGCCAACCGTCCGGAGTGGGCTGCATTACCAATCGGTGTCACCCGTGCTACGTCATCAATGTCAGCCCGAGGGCTGTCCAGCCCCCTCTCTTCCAAGGAGGCCACCCGAGGTCTCGCCTCGGGGCAGGTAGCGGTGTGACTGGGAAAGAACGATTGAGCCACTACGCTAGGGGAAACCGTCCCCCCTTGTCAATACCCTTTTTTTCAGGAGTTCCATAAGTCCCTGATATACAATGAAATAAAAATGCACTTTTTTTCTCGGAATACTTGCAATCAGTACCGAGAAGGCCGTTCAAGGGCTCCAAGGGCGATTTCGAGGCCGATGGCGTGATTGAATCCGGTCAGATTCGGGTCGGCGATGTCTGGCCGCCCGAGACAAATACCCGCTCACAGCCCCCCTGAAATGGCCATAATAACGTGGCTTAGCAAACCTTATGGAAATTAGCTCATGTGGCTTAAACACTGGGCTGGAGGGCGATAAAACTGAGCTTAAATTGACGTTGTCGGACTCGCTTGGTTGGCGACCACTTCATTTTGCCCCACTTTATGCCACTTTTGAGCCCTCAGCACCCTTGTTTACTTGCAATCAGTACCGAGAAGGCCGTTCAAGGGCTCCAAGGGTACCCGAATCGACCCCCTAATCATACGGTCCAAGCTGGGTTTCCCAATGGTGGATTGGTTGTGCATGGATGCCGGTGGATGTGTCCTGAATGTGTCCTGAATGCATCACTCTCAATGAGGAATAAAAAGTCACTCATGATTCCGGAATTGGAATACACGAAACGGAATTCGTGAATCAAGTATCACGACTCCAGTGTCACGACACGCACAGCGCACGCCCGCACGGGGGGGGAGGGGGTCACGCAGGCGCACGCACGACTTTATGGATTATCATAAACCGGGCCTCTAAAAAATACTCAACTCAAGGGCCAGTGCGTTCATTTTAAGTTTAAAAGCAATGAATTAGATCCAATTAAACACCGGAGTCCCTCCCCTTCCTTAAGGAACCCAATCCTATGGTTCCTTTTCTCTTGGATTCTTTTTATCTTATTATGATCTCAGCCCCCGCTTTGAGGCGGGGCTGATCCTAAGGTTGGGGGTCATTAAGAACGGGGTTCCTTAAGGAATACACCCATAAAAAATCCTGTCAAGCTTGGACTCCCAAAAAAAGTTGGGATAGTTCCATTGACAAGTACGAATCAGTTCTGCTAATAATACACCATGCAAAAAGAAGAACTCATTGAGGATATAGTAAATAGTATCCGTGAGGTAACTAACCAGAAGGAGGCCCTTCAGGTTAAGAGCCTATCACGGCACAATCCCGAAAAGGTAGCTGAGATTCTTTATCTTAACAGTATTGGCAACAGCCAGACCAGGATGGTTAAGAAGTACGGATTCAACCGTGAGACGGTTATCTCCGTTTTAATTGATTACGCTGACTACACCGGGAAGTTCCGGGAGCTTGCTGGCCGCCTAGCGGCTAAGAACTACCTGAACCTCTCCAGCCTTGAGGAGGACCTAATTGAAAAGGTCCGGGAGCGGATGGAGAATGACCACGACATGGAGGTATCCTTCAAGGACCTCAAGGAAATATCCATAGCTAAGGCCAATGCCTCCAGGGAGGCGTTGACTGCTCGAGGCGAAGCCACCCAGATTACCGAGGACCGAAAGGTGTACACGCAGGATGACTACGAGGCAACGATCCGGGCAGCCCGTGAAAGAATACAGAAGGCTAAGGAGGCTGAGGTCATCGATGTCAGTAATTGATGAACACAGTGAAGAGGTATACGAAAGGGTCCGGGCTATTCTTTCTGAGCACTTCCCGAACTTCATGTTCTGTGTAATGGACGATGACGGGGAGTTGTACTATGATTACACAAATGTCCCAATAGGTAAAATGCTCATCCGTGAGATGAAGGAGGACATGCAGTCCAGTGACGATAGCGTTGATTGGTCCGAGTGGGATGAGGACGACGATGATGAAGGTGAGGAGTGGAAAGAATGGAACTGAACTTCACAAGTCACCCAATACTTAAGCCACCGTCCGACGAGGAGATAGTGGCCCTTGGGGAG